ATTCGTCCTCAGAGTCCGAACTTTTCATTTTCTTATTTCCATTTTCCGAACTTTTCATTTTCTTATTTCCATTTTCCGAACTTTTCATTTTCTTATATAATACTATATCATCTTTATCATCAAAAAAACTAGGTATTTTTATATTATCTTGTTCCATTAATTGATTTACATAAGGAACATTAATAGTTGGAATAATAGCATAACTTTGATGACTTTTATAAGTATTTTCTTTGGAAACAAAAAAATCGGTTGGATTTATTTTTGATAATTTATTATAAAATTTCTTACTTCCTTTTGGAAGTAAGCTAACAGAAGTTTTTGGAAGAACAGATAATAATTGATGCAAAGCTGTGATTTTTAAATCGTCTTTTTGTCTAACTACATCTCTTAATAAATTTGTTTTCTTCTCTTTAATCATTTGAGCTAATACTTTTATTACAGAACCCATCAAAGGATTGTAGATATAATGATAAAATTGAAAATTACTTACATATTTATAACCTTTAGTATAATAATATTGAATCCATTGAATCATTTGAAGATAATTAACACACATTTCTCTGACTAATCTACCGGAATAATCATCAACAATTTCTCCATCCCATTGAACAATATCTTTATTAAATTGTTTAGAATACCAGTCTTTAGCAAACTGACCCATATTAAAACTCAGTGTTCTGTTTTCATTAGAAATAATGTTTTTTTCATATTCCGGAAAAGGTATATGTTTAGAATTTTCTTTAGTTGACAAATAATAATTAATATAAGTAAAATATTTATTTTTACTATTATTGTAATTATCGGCAGTAATTAGGTATTTTAAATAATTTTCCCAAACGATATTATTATTTTCATCAGTTAAATGCTTTTTGACAAATTTATAAATTTTAAAAATAAATGGAAAAGATTTTCGTAATTCTAAAAAATTTGGAAATTTGTGAATGAAATCATTTCCAAGTAAAGTAGTTACAACACAAAAATCTTGAATTAATAATTTTTCTTGACTACCAGAAAATTTCATTTCTTCTATAATTAATTCCCTTAATCTATCAACATGAATCATTTCTTTTTGTTTCTTTTCTTCGGGATACATGTAAAAATCTGTTAAAGGAGACAAAACACTTAATATTATTAAATCATTATCTAATCCATAAATTATATTCATTCCTTCTCCTTTAATATAATCGTCTCTCCGAATATAATCAAAGATTTTATGTTCTCCTTCACCCGGAGATAGATGAGAAGAATATATTACTTTGGTAGAAAGGTTAGAATGGTTTTCTAGAAACCATTTTTCCAAAGCTGTGTCTAAATTTATCATAAAATCAGTACCAGGTGTTATTGCATTACCATCAAAAACAAGATATTCATCCTTTTCTGATTCCTTTCCTGTTTTGAATCTTCTCCCTTTTTGCTGGCTTAACTTTCCGCTATTGACAACTCCATCTATAGCTATAAAAAGATTATCAACTGGATTAAATGTATTAATTACTTCTTCTAAAATTTCTAAAACAACAGAAATGTGTTGTTTTTCTAAAGAAGCTTTACTTTTTCGAAGTAATTTCTTTCTCTTTGCTTCCAGTTCTTTAATTTCGTCTTGCGACATCTTACTAGTATCTTCTAAAAGATAAACTTTAGATTTAGCTTTATGAATAATACCATTAAAGTCCATAAATAAAGAAGATACTTTACTTAATTTTTTTGGGAGATATGCCTTTTTCCACGGTAGGTTATTTCTCAGATATCCATTAAATCCTTCCACACCCATATTTTATTTTGTAGAATCATTATATTTATTATCATTTTTCTCTTTGTAATTTTAAAATCAATATATTAGTTATCTTTATATTAATATCAAAATTATAATATAAAGATAACTAATATATTATAATTTTATAATATAAAATGACACAAGAATTAACAATATCTCAATATAAAGACGATACTAGTACAGGATATGAAGTAATGACATCTATCTTCTTTTTTATTATATTTTCTGGTCTTACTATGTTAGGTATTTGGATTTTTAAATTCGCTGATACTACTTCTCCAAGTATAACTCAGAGTAAAAGAGATTCTAAATATTTTGATGAGTTAGCTATTACGGGTATAACTCTATCTTATGTTTTTTTAATAGCTTTGATTTTAGTTATTTACCATCATCACCATCAAGATATTGACCAAATACCTATTTAATTTTTTACTATTTAGTAAAAAATTAAAACTTAATAGATTTTATTTTCCATTTAGATACATTTTCTTTAACTTTAATTTCCGGAAAAAATTCAACTTGATACTTACCGTCTTGGAATTTTCTTTCTTGATGAATATAAACAACAGAAATTCTTACAAAAGAGTGAAGAATTTTCCAAATATCTTCTCTTCTTTCGTCGTCTAGGATAGGTACTTTTTCTCCATCCTGTTCGTATTCTCCCTCCATTAATTCCTTGAATAAATCGACATGGTTACCAGAAATTTTGTTCAAAAATCCATCATCTGTGTCTTTTGTATATTCTTCTATTCCTTTATCTTTAACCATTCCAAAAAGTTCTAGTCCAAGATTCTTAAAATAATCTGTATCTTTTTCTAATATTTGGTCCCAATAACAGTTAGATTTTCTAATAAAATTTTTGAGAAGTCTTTCACCCGGAACCTTTTTGATAACAATTTTGAGGATTGGCATCAATTTAAAATCTGTTTTGATTACCTTATTTTCATAACCTTCTTCAAACATTTCAGAAACAATATCAATTAAAATCATGAGATTGGTTCTGAATTTTTCGATACTTGATACATTTTCACTCATTTTATATCTTTCTACTTTAAGGTATCCAAGACAACGAAAAAACAAAAGTGATTATCTTTTTATTGCAAGAATAATAAAAGATGACGTCAGTCTATGATATATCAAAACAAATCTCTTTCTTGATTTCTAAATTATCTTCGTTGGATAATCTAGAAATTGAAGCCAAAATTAGAAAAATTGATGAATCTGATTTTGAACTGCTTCGAGACCTCCTTTCCACAAAATATGAAAAAATAGATAATTATTCTATTGATTACTATGTCAAAGATAAAAGAATAACAGAGCAAGAAGGAAAATATATTGATACTAGTAAAAAGAAAGAATATGAACAATTTTTAACTATTGGAAATAAAAGTATTAAATTTAATGTTGCTAAAGAAGAAAGTAAAATTGTTACCAAAAAAGAAATTCAAGATTTTGATTTTAAAAGAGAGAAAGAAAGAATTTCTTTTATTAATGGAAATGTTAGAATTGATTTAACCAAAGTAACAAGAAATTTAGAAGTTGATTTTGAATTAGAACTTGAAATAGTTAATCCTGAAAAATATAATGATAGAGAATTTGGAGACAAAATTACTTTTTATTTTAACATGATTAACCAATATGTCATTTCTACTATTTCTTTCTGTAATGAAATGTTAAGTAATGGAAAAATTAAATCTAGTGATGAAATCAAATACGATTTGGTTTCTAGACCTAGAGATTTATTAAAACAAGATGTTACTAAACCAAATTCTATTCTTAAAGGATTTACATGTTCCATAAAAGCTGATGGTGTTCAATATTTTTTAATTATTTATAAATATGGTGTTTGGTTGATGAATCAGAAAGGTGAAAAAATGAGAATCAGTTCAATAACACCAAAATTTGAAGAATTGAAAGGTACTATATTTGTAGGAGAATATATCGTTAGAGAAAAACTAAAAGAAGGCACTAAATTTGATTTTTTGTCTCTCTTTTTACCTTTTGATACTATTAGTTACAAAGGAAAATCTGTTGTTGATAATGACTATCTTGAAAGAATTTCTTATTTTTCAGAAATTAAAGATGTACAATTTATTTCAAAAGGTATTAATCTGATGAAAATAGGGGAAAAGAAAATTTTTGATTTAGGAGAAGATTCGGATACTTTTTACAAAGGTTTCAGAGAATGTTTTTTAGAAAAAAAGAATATTATCTATCAAGAAGATGGCTATATTTTAACTCCAAAATATTCTCCTTATGTTACAAATGGTCAATCTCGACCAAAAAGAGAAAGAACATTATCTAAATTTTTAGATGTATGTAAATTCAAACCTTTAGAGAAAAGGTCTATGGATTTTTTAGTAAAAGAAGGTAAAATTTATTCTTATGAAAGAAAAAATCACAAAATATTTCAAGAGTTACCATATTCTTTAGAATATTCGGAATCGTTAGAAAATAAGATTGTTGAATTTTTTCCTTCTTTTGAAGAAGACAAAATAATATTAAAACCAGAAAGAATTAGAAAAGATAAAGTTTTTCCTAACAAGACAGAAACTGTAGTAGAAATAATTAAAAGTTATTCAGAATTCAATCCAATTACACAGAAAACTTTGCTTGGTAAAGACACTACTTTAATGAGAGAATTTAATAATAATTTTATTAAAAGTAAATTAATCAATGATTTGGAAGGATATGTAGTTGATATTGGAGCTGGAAAAGGAGGAGATTTATCTAAGTTTGGTTACAATTCAAAAATTAAAAAAGTACTTTCCGTGGAACCAAATAAAGAATTTTCAACAGAATTTAAGAGACGTCTTAATCTTTCTAAATTTTCTAACAAATTTCATCTACTAGAAGAAACAAAAGGAGAAGACACAGAAACTATTATTGAAGGAATGAAAGAAGCATTTCCAGAAGATTTTGGTGACCAAAAAATGACTATTTCATTTATGATTAGTATGTCTTTTTTTTGGAGTTCAGAAGAAAATTTATCTAAATTAGCCAATACCATTATCGAGATTGACAAGGAATACAAAAAAAGAGGTGGAAAAATGAGAACGGAGATAGTTTATTATACCATCGATGGTTATAAAGTTGAAGATTTATTTGACAAAATTAAAAAGAATTCTATTAAATTGAATACTATCACATTGAAAAGAGGTGGTGATGGTCAGGTTTTTGTTGATATTGAAGATAGTAAAACAGTATCACAACAAATAGAATATTTGGTTAAATTAGATAAACTCGAAAAAATGACAGGATTGAAGAAAGTTTATACTAGAGAACCAAGAGCTGTTAATATTTTAATGTCTAAACCAGAAAGAGTTTATTTAAGTTTATTTGTATATGGTAAAAGTGTTTTAAATAAAATCACCAGAGAACCGCAAAAATTATCTAAACAATTTGTTAATGACCAAGAAGGTGTAGAATATGAAGGTAAAATTATTGCTAAAGGAGATGATGATATCGAAAAAGTTTATTTCTTAAAAGATAATATTTATAGAATATCAACTATTGATATGGATGAATCACTTTTTCATTCAGTGTTGAAATTAGTAAATGAAGATTATAGGGATGCTGGTTTTGAAAAAAGAGTAGAAATGGTTATGGAACTAAAACAAAAAGTAAAAACTATGGAAGATATATCAAAGTATTTTAATGTTGGTATCAAAGTTTATATAGGGAAGGAATTTAACATTTATAATTCTGGTGAGAAAGAATTTATTATGCTAATGTCTTTTGGAAACAATAAATACGAACCTCTTGTTTATTTAGATGAAGATATTGTCTCTTATACTTTTGACAGAGATTCTTATCTTATTTAACTTAATTTATTATTTTCTATAATAATAGAAAATAAGAGAACAAAGAAATATAATATATTAAAAATGAGTTCTGTAGTTTATCCTCTTGATGGAAGTAAAGATACATACACTTTATTAAATTCTAGCTTTACTAATAAGAAATTTGTTAAAATTAAAAATTTTGGTAACGATCCTTGTTCTTTAGATGCTCTTCTAATGTCCGTTTCGAAAGAATATCAAGAAGCATACGATACACAAAAAAGAGACGAACTAGTAACTAAATTCAGACAAGAATTTAAAAACTATATTTTAGCTCCCTCAAAAGATACCGATATTGAATTAATGGAAAAAATAATGAAAGCTTATCAAATGTCTTCCATGAAAGATAAATTTAGATTGAAGGCAGTTGGTGAAATGAAAAATATTTTTGATTTGGTTATTATCAAAAAACCACACGAAGGAGATGATTATTTAGATTTAAAGATAAGTTATCCTTTATTTTCTACCGAAACAAGAAATTTATTTTTGCCTAATTCTAATATGTTTTCATTACTTGATAATAATTTTTTAAAAGATATGATAGACCAAAGATATATTATTAAATCTTACAACGAAAAAGTAAAGAAACTTGAAGAATTGTTAGATGAAGAGGAAGATGTTATTATGAAAAAAGAAATGGATAGACATAGAGAAATTCTTAATTTTAATATGAATAGAAGGAACAATCTTTCACCTGAAAATATGTTTAATATTATTGATAGTGATTTTTGTAAAAACGAAGATATTATTTTAAGACTAGTTTCTTGTGTTCTTAGATTTAATATTTATCTTTGTCGAAGCTGGAACACTGAAATTTCTGTAATTAAAAGAATGATTTGGGATAAAAATTACAATTATATTATTCTTTTTAAAACTGATACTCCTGTTTCGTTAACAGGGATGAGAGGGGAAGTCAGATACGAAACAGGAGGAATTAAAATTTCTCAAGGAGTACTTACAGTATTAGACGTTGAAAAAAACAAAATATTTATTAATGATTTGAATCAAATATTTAATAATGATATCGATTCTTATTATATTGATAAATATATGACTTATTTAAATAAATTAGAACCAATGACAACAGTTGAGAAAATAGAAGACAATTACGAACAAGATTCTTCTTCTGGTAGTGACACAGACCTTACTGATGATGAAGAAGAAGAGATGGAAAGGAATGAAGAAGAAGAGATGGAAAGGAATGAAGAAGAAGAGATGGAAAGGAATGAAGAAGAAGAGATGGAAAGGAATGAAGAAGAAGAGATGGAAAGGAATGAAGA